TACAATTGAAGGCAACGCCGCCCTGACGACTGACAGGGTGGCAAGAAGGACATACCCGCTGTCTGAAAATACCATTACAGGCTATGGTGTACCAGAATACACTGGAATTAATGCCAGTGGAGGCAGTACAGTCGGTACAGTCGGAGGTAAAAAACATTCACCAGGGGATGAACTAAAATACTTAAAAAAAGTGCTGGAAAGGCATTCCAGTGCTGCAACAGGCAGCAGCATTGATGCAGAGGTAAAGGAAACATCAAAGCTGCCAGAAGGCAGGGCAGTTGTTAAAATAATAAATGGAAACCAGAAATTCACCCTGCCTGTACTGGATGGCATGAAACTTACATGGGAACGCAAAGGCACGCCTGGGAAACTTGTTTTTGAAGCACCATATGAAAAAGCTTTTAAGGCTGTTGAAGGCAGCACTGTCCTGTTAAAAGTGGATGGCGTTAACTTCTTTAAAGGCTATATTTTCACAAGGAAAATGTCAGAAGACGGCATAATGTCTTATACAGCATATGACCAGCTGCGGTACTTAAAAAACAAGGACTGCATTGTTTACAAGAAAAAAACTGCCACAGAGGTAATTAAAATTATTGCAGGAAAGTTCAGTCTGGGATGTGGCACACTTGAAGATACAGGATACAGGATGTCAGCAGTTGAAGATGGCGCAACGCTTTTTGATATTATACAGGATGCCCTTGACAATACCCTTATAATGACAGGGAAAGTATATGTGCTGCATGACAGCCTGGGAAAACTCTGCCTTTCAGATGTTGCTGGCATGAAAGTAAATTCATGTGTTGTGGACGCAGAAACAGGGGAAGGCTTCACTTATGGCACTACTATTGATGATGGCGTATATAACAAGGTAAAGCTTGTATATGAGAATAAGGAAAACGGCAAATATGATTTATACATAACACAGAACCCCGCAAACATTGACAGGTGGGGTGTATTGCAGTACCTGGAAAAAATTGATACACCAGACCTTGGGAAACTGAAATCCAAGGCACTTCTTATGCTTTACAATAAAAAACGGAAAAACCTTTCTGTTTCAGGGGTAACTGGCAACTGTAAAGTAAAGGCAGGTTCACTTGTGCCAGTTATCCTGGACTTAAAGGATATGAAGGTGTCAAATTATATGATGGTAGAAAAGGTAACACACACATTTAAAAACAGGCAGCATACAATGGATATGGTTCTTTCAGGGGGTGGTTTTGATGTCTGACATGGGATGGGTACAGATTATAAAACGTGCTGCAATGGAGGCATTCCTTGCCTCTAAACCCTGTGACTACAGTATTGGGACAGTTATAAAAACAAAGCCTTTAACTGTTAAAGTGTCAGACAGCATTTCCCTTGATGAAGATTTCCTGTTGCTGGCAAGGAATGTAACTGACTATGAAGTGGAAATGGAAGCAGACCATGTTACAGAAACAGCAGGGCAGCACCAGCATGGGTATAAAGGGAAAAAGAAATTTAAGGTATGCAACCATCTGGAACAGGGTGAACAGGTGCTTTTATTCCGCAGCCAGGGCGGCAGCAGATATATTATTACAGACAGGGTGGTGGGCTGATATTATTCCAGAAAATAGTTTTTATGATGACGGAATGGATGAAGAGGATGCAGCAGGGATTGAAATTGTAACAGAGCCATCCTTTACTTATGCAATGAAGATAAACAGCAGGGAAAACAGGGACAGCATATTCCTTGGCAAGACTGACGGCACAGAGGCGGTAAAGCAGGCAGTCCTTAAAATCCTTAGCACAGAACGTTATGTGCATGAAATTTATTCATGGGATTATGGCATTGAAATACAGGACCTGGCAGGGCAGCCTGACGATTATGTTTTCAGTGAACTGGAAGACAGGATATCAGAAGCACTGGAAACAGATGACCGCATTGACAGCATAGAAAATTTCAATGCGGAACGTACTGGCAAAAAGACAGTGCAGTGCAGTTTTACAGTTATAACAACAGATGGAAACCATATGGGGATTGATAAGGAGGTGGCAGTATAATGTTTGGAAGTTACAGTTTTGACAAAATAATGGACAGGATGCTTTCAAACGTAAGCAGCCGTTTTGACAAAAGGGAAGGCTCTGTAATATATGATGCGCTTGCCCCTGCTGCCCTTGAACTGTCAAACTTCTATATTGCGCTTGACATGGTGGCGGATGAGGTTTTTGCTGATACAGCATCTTATTATTACCTGATAAAAAGGGCGGCAGAGCGTGGCATTTACCCGGAAGAGGAAACAAATGCCATATGCAGGATGGAAGTTTCACCACCAGTTACAAAAATTTCTGTAGGTGACAGGTTCAGCCTTAACGGGATAAATTACACAGTAATAGCGTTTATTGATGCGGAAGCAGGGGAATACCAGGCTGAATGTGAAACAGCAGGGGCTGAAGGCAACCAGCAGACAGGGGAGCTGCTTCCTGTTGAAACTGCAGAAGACATAAATGGCATGGAATATGCCAGGATTACAGAAATACTTGTACCTGGCGAAGATGAAGAGGATGTGGAAACATTCAGGGAAAGGTATTTTGCATCTGTAAACAGTGAAGCATTTGGTGGGAACAAAACAGACTACATGGATAAAGTAAACTCCATTAACGGTGTTGGAGGCTGCAAGGTGGAAAGGGCATGGGAAAACGGGTATAAACCTTCAGACATGGTGCCAGGACAGGGAGTGCAGGAATGGTTTGCCAGGCAGACAGAAGAAACAACAGGCACAGATGTGTACAGGTGGCTTTCTGCTGTATACCACGCTGCAGAAGAAAAACTGCTTACAACTGGTGGAACAGTAAAGGTTATAATAATAAGCTCTGAATACAAAGAACCATCACCAGCCCTTGTAAAAATAGTACAGGACACACTTGACCCTGTAATTACGGCAGGTGAAGGTGATGGCATTGCGCCAGTGGGGCATGTTGTAAATGTTTATGGTGTGGAAAGCCATGCAGTAAATGTATCAGCAGTGGTAACGTACAGGCGGGGTTATTCTTTTTCTGTTTTAGAAGCACCTGTCCAGGAAATGCTTGACAGTTATTTTGCAGAACTTGCACAGTCATGGGCAGATGTGGACAATATCATTGTCCGTGCCAGTGAAATTGAAACAAGGATGCTTAAGCTTGAAGGTGTGGCTGATGTCACAGGCATAACACTGGACGGCATGGACAAAAACCTGGTACTTGACAGCAATGCCATACCTGTAAGGGGTGGTGTGTCTGGCTGATTTGGTTTACAGGAAAAGATTAAAAGAATACCTGCCGCTGTTTATGCAGCAGTTTGCAGAATTTAAGGAGATAATGGCAGCAGAAGATGCCTGGATGGACAGCATACAGGGGCAGGCAGGGGAAATACTGGACAATGCTTTCATAGAGGACTGTAACATCCAGGGCATAAAAAGATATGAGAATATGCTTGGCATTATGCCAGATTCTGCAGCAGGACTTGAAGAAAGAAAAAAGGATGTCCTTATGCATTTAAACAACAAGCCGCCTTATACATACAGGACACTCTTAAAGAAACTGGAAGTATTGTATGGCAGCGGCAATTATGAAGTTTCAGGGGATTTAGGAAGATACACTGTAGATGCTGTTGTACACAGTGAACTCTGCGGACAGAAAAAAGTACTGGAAACATTGCTTGGATGGTTTCTTCCAATGAATATGGCATTTACAGCAAAGAATGAAGTGTTAAGGCATTTCATAATTTATATCCCTGAAGAAATGGATGCAGCAAATATAAACCTGCATACACAGCTTCCATTCTGGGGGTGTGATGTTTTAAATGGCACAAGGTTACTTGACGGTTCTGTGCTGGTTGATGGCAGAAGACGGTATGGTCTTGTGCTGGGGATTAATAATGGTATAAAGATTTACGTAAAAGAAGTTATGGACACAGACAGGGTTTGTATAAAAATCCTGTCCTGTTTTAATGTACATGAAAGTACCAGCAGTTTAAAGGCGGTTTTTAAACTTGGCTGTTCTGGTCTCTGGGAATTTTTAAATAATGACATGCCTTTAAAAATGGTACTGCCAGTACATACAAATGTAGTGCAGGATATGGCTGTCCCTTGTATTGCTAATGGCAGTATAAAAGTACATACAGAGGAAAAAACAGGTGTGGCATCAGCTTACATTGCTGCTGTTAATTTCTGGGAAGGCAGTACAGGGCAGGTTGTAAAGATAATGCACAAGGCAGTGGTACAGGTACATGAAGCCATAGGGGATGTTACAGTAACTTACAGGCGTAACCTGTATTATACTGACGGGTCAGTGATACTGGATGGTTTGCGCCTGGTAAATGCATTTTATGGGAAGGAGGATATTTAATAGATGGCAGATAACGTAATAATCACAAAAAAAGCGAGAGAAAACATGGTAAAGGCAAGGGCAGGTGCACTTGTGCTTCCAAAGATTACAGGGATGGCATTTGGGAATGGCGGCGTGGATGCAGGAGGGAATGTCATAACGCCGCAGGAAGACCAGACAGGACTTGCTAATGAATTATACCGCAAGGAGATAAACAGTTTTGAATTTGTGGAAGATACCACTTGCAGGTATAAGTGCACTTTGACAGAACCAGAACTTGCAGGGGAAGATATAAGCGAGATTGGGCTGTATGATGAAAACGGGGACATTGCCTGCATAAAGAATTTTAAGAGCAAAGGCAAGGACAGCGACATGGAAATGACATTCACACTTGATGATGTATTTTAAGGAAGGGGGCATGTTATGAAAAACTATACAAGCAGCAGCCCTGTATTTTCGGACAATGTGACAATACTGGAAACAACAGATACAAACCATGCAGACAATTTTAATAAGTCTACAAAACAGCTGCTGGACAATGACCTGCGGCTGAAAAACGCAATAAACAAGTGCGAGAAGATAAACATTCTTACAGCAGGGCAGACAAATGTTACATTTGCATTTGATGAAGGCAGCATAACAGAAAACAGCAGGATAAGCATTGAAGCAAGCGTGCCAGATGTAAGCTATGAAAATATAACAGTAGACGGGGATAATGTCGCAGTAACCTTTGAAGCACAGGAAGAAGATATACATGTAAAGGCGGTGGTAACTGATGCAGTGGTTTAATACAGGCAGGAAAGCAGTACAGGTCAAAGACAGCAAAGAAATAACAGAAAAAGGAAATGCACTGGATGCAACACAGGCAAACAAAGACCTGGAAGGCACACTGGCACATGGGATATACAAAGAAATTGCAGAAGTAAAAAAATCTGCCGCTGATGGCAAGACATCTGTTGCCAGTGCCATCAGCGCAATGGGACAGGCAACAGCAGCAGATGCAGAGTACAGCACAATGGCAGCAAACATAAGGAAAATATCCAGTGATTCCAGTGCAGGTGCAAGGCATATCCTTGCAGGAAAAACAGCATATGCAGGTGGAAAAAAGATAACAGGTATAATGGCAGACCAGGGGGCAAAAACAGCATCATTAAACTGCGGGGGTTCGTATACAATCCCTGCAGGTTACCATAATGGTTCAGGGAAAGTAACAGCTAACAGCCTTGCAGCACAGACAAATGCAACAGCACAGGCACAAAATATCCTTGCAGGCCAGACAGCATGGATAACTGGGAACAGGGTTACTGGCAATGCTGTGTGTACAAGTGGTGTAAACCTTACGGAGCTGTATTCTTTTTCTGCCCTTGCAGGGGTAATTGACAAAAGCAAAAGCTACCGTAAGGGAGGGAGCATATTTGATGATTTGTTCAATTATTATACTGATAAAACGATATTAACCAGGATAATAAATGGTACTGTTTATGCAAGAGGGTGTCTTTCTTTTAAAACTGATGTAACAAAATATAAAAATGCCAAAAACTGTGTGGGGCTGCTGCTTGAAGCACTGCAGGGTACAGGGGAAGATTTCAGCGTATATATTTTTATTGACAAAGGGCTGGCAGATGTATCAAAAGAGACAACACCTGTAAGGTTATATTACCCGTGGGGCACCGGTCTTCTTCATAATGCAGGATACAACAGCGATGATGGCACACTTACATATTCATATTACGGAAGCGGTGATGGTGCTGTATGGATAGAAGCTAAATACAGGCTGTTTGCAGTAACACTATAAATTTTTTACAGAAAGAAGGTATATATTATGAAATGGTACAATTGTAACTATTCGGGGGGGGGTGACACAAAAGATAAAACAGCCAGTTTTGTACACAACAGGACAAGAGAAAATATAAAAAGCGGTGAAAAGCACAGTACAATATTCGGCAAAATTGCAAGGTATTTTGAAGACTTAAAACTTGTTGCATTTACAGGCAGCTATGATGATTTAAACGGGAAACCAACGGCAATGCCACCAACAGCACATACACATACAAAGTCACAGATAAGTGATTTTCCAAGTACAATGGCGCCAACGGCGCATATGCACTCTTTAACTGATATTATATTTGACAATAACAATCTCTCGTTTAAAAAATGGGATAACCAAGCCGAAATTTGGTATAAAGGTAATATGATGTTAATGTTCGCAAATTACTCTCCTGATAATCTTGAAATACTTAATGATGGTGGTACTGGAGATTTGGGACGTCATTTTTTAATCAACCAGACTTTGAGCGTACTTGGTCTTACAATACATTCAACATATGTAAACAGGGCTTTTCTTACTGCAAAATACCATAGTATATGTATATAAACATATGAAAACAGCGGAAGTTTAACCCCTACAAAAGATAACCTGCTCCAGCTTGGGATATACAGCAGGCGGTGGAAAGATATATGTGCAGTAAATTCAACAATATCTACATCTGACAGACGTTTAAAAGACAACATTTCATACATTGGGGGAAATGGCGTCTACAGCACAAGAATGGATGACAGTACACTGGTTTTATTTATGATGGGGTTGCTGCCCTGCATATATAATCGTACAGATGGTGACAGCAACCGTCCGCACCATGGGTTAATAGCCCAGGATATAGAAGAACTGTTACAAAACCTTGGTATCAAAGACCATGCTGCATTTATTAAGTCACCAAAAACAGAAGATGTTGAAGTGGAAGAGGAAATAGAGAGGGAAATACAGAAAGAAGACGGGACAACAGAAACTGTAAAAGAAAAAATTAAAAAGGTTATCCAGAAAGAAATACCAGGAGAGTATATTTATTCGTTAAGATATGAGGAATTTATTGCAGATATAATACGTTTCTGCCAGATACTTTATAGCAGGAATGAAGCACTAGAAGAAACAATACAGGCACAGCAGGAAGAAACAAAAAAGCTGGAAGAGCGTATTGCAGCTTTAGAAAAAATAACCAGCCAGTCAGCTTAAAGGGCTTTTTTGATGGAAAGTAATGATATGTATATAAAAGATTGCAGGGTTATACATGTTGTGGTATAATCCATGCATGGGGTAGCCGTGTTACAAGGTGGAAAGCCTCCCAGCTTTACATAAGAGGGGAGGTGGTGCAGATGGAAATGTTCACATTCCAGGATTTAATCCTGTTTGCAACGTTTTTAATCACACTGCTTGCCTACATAGACAGTAGGAATAACAGGCGCAAATAAATAAGCCTGCCTTGTACTTGGTCGTCGGGGCAGGCTTATAATCTGTAACGGGGGCTAACCACTTTGTGGGCGGCTGCTCCTTTTATATACATAATATAACACAGCCAGGCTGGTTTTGCAACATGCATGTTTACAGCCTGGCTTTATTAATAACACAAAGGGCTTAATGGCTCTTTTTTTAATGGGAAGGAGGATGCAATGGACACACCAATCACACGGCTAGAACATGATGAGTTCTGCAGGCGCATGGAAGCTGAAAACAAACGTTTAGCAGATGAGGATAAACGCCAGAACCGCCGCATAGATGAGCTGGAAGAAACTGTACACCAGATAGGCGCACTGACGACATCTGTTGAAAAATTAGCTACTAACATGGAAATTATGGTCAAAAAACAGGAACAGCAGGGGAAACGCCTTGAAACATTGGAAGCCAGGGATGGTGAGAAATGGCGGCAGGTAACAGGTTACATAATTACTGCCGTAATAAGCATAGTCCTTGGCTTTGTTTTTGCACACTTAGGATTTTAAGGAGGGAAAGTTTATGTTGAACGAAAAACATATAAAATGGCGCAAGGCTGCCGGTACAAGGGCAATAAAAACAATGGCACAGACCGCTATTGCAACAATAGGCACAGCGGCGGCAATGGGTGATGTAAACTGGCTGGCTGTCATATCAGCATCAGGACTGGCTGGCATATTGTCAGTGCTTACATCTTTAGCAGGGCTGCCAGAGGTTAAGGCGTAAATTTAAGAAAGGAAAGGTAAAAGACTATGGAATTAAGAGATACTATAGAAATGATGGACAGTGAAGATTATAAGGAGCGTTTTAAGGCAGAGTACCAGCAGAATGTTATCCGTTATAAGAAGCTGGCAGCAATGCTTGAAAAATGGGACAATGGCGAGCTTAATTTTAAACCTGCTTGTCCGAGAAGTACCTACAACATGCAGGTTAAAGCCATGGCAGATTATATTGCTGTGCTGGAAGCACGTGCAGTAATGGAGGGCATAAATTTATGAAAAAGATTAAAAAAGTAACAGTCCATGGTGGCCATAACCCGTCAGGCAGGATTGCCTGTGGTGCTTCAGACTTCCTGGACGAATCCAAAGAAGACAGATATATTACAAAAAAAGTTATAAAACTTCTGAAAAAGAATGGCATTAAGGCTGTAAACTGTAAAGTAAACAATGGCACAAGCCAGTCAGATGTATTACACAGGATATGCGCAAAATGCAACGCTGTAACAGATGCAGACATGCATATATCCATACACTTTAACAGTGGCAGGAATGACAGGGCAGGTGATGGCAGGACAGGGGGCACAGAGGTGCTGCTTACCCAAAACGCAGGTGATAAAGGTGATATAGCAAAGCGCATCTGTAACCAGATGTCAAAGCTTGGGTTTACTAACCGTGGTGTCAAAATTAGCAGTAACCTGTATTTCTTAAATCATACCAAAGCACCAGCAATACTTGTTGAAGTATGTTTTGTTGATGACATGGACGACTGCATGTTATACAAGGCTGACAGGATGGATGTTGCAGAAGTAATAGTCCAGGCTTTAGTAAACCATAACAAAAATTGCTGATAATTAGCTTATATTATGTAAAAGATAAGAAGAACCACTGTACATTTACAACGGTTCTTCTTATATGGATATTATTGTTTTTCTAATGTCCTTTCCTACAGTTATAAAGTCTTCTTTTGACGCATTTTTATCAAAAGCAATGGCTTCCTTGTCAGTCATGCATCCTGGATATTCAATCTGGTTAAAATTTCCTATATCCATAACTTTTGAAAGCCCGGAAATAAAATAATGCTTTAGCTGGTGCATATAGTTATTGTATGAATTATAGCCATGCATAATATCACTCCTTCCTGTCTTTTGATAGCATTATTATAACAAAAAGTATACAAAATAATCAATAACTATATATGGAATTTTATATTGTTTTGCTACTAAATATAGTTTTTTGTTGTAAAAATGGAAATTACCAGGCTATAAAGGTTTAGTGGTGGCATTGCCACCCATTTGCCACCGTTTTCAGAGAAATGTATAGAGTTTTACAAGAATTTTAGTATGATAATTTAGTAATAATACCTGTTTTTATAGCTTTATACAACTGTACAATATTTAAAATATTGAACTATCAGCAGACAGGGCATGTTGAGTGTGTCGTGTTGATGTCAAGGATGGAAAAATAGATGTGTGAAAAAGGCTTGAAAACAATGGGGTTCCGGGAGTTTGGGATTGTCGATGAGTAGTTTCGGCTCTCGGATTTTTTGTGTTTCGTAGCTCTTTGGAAACTGGTCTACGGTAAAAATTGGCGTAGGGTTGAGTGGACAGGTTAGATATTGGGTAGGTTGAGTTGATAAGATTATTATTACAAAGTTAAGTTGACGGGATTGATGAATAGGCTAACCACCATCGGTAAATACTAATCATATGTTGATTAGACAAATACAGATAGGTGAGAAAAATATGCCAAACAAACCAAGTGTTTATTACATTCCTCCGAAACCGACAAGAGAGAAGCGTGTCGGAATTTATTGTCGTGTCAGTACAAACAGTATGGATCAGCTTCAGAGTCTGACTGCCCAGATATCGCATTTGACCAGATTGACAGCTTCAATGCTTCAATGGGTTTTGGCTGATGCCTATATAGATATTTCTATAAGTAAAACGGGTTCATCAAGAAAAGAGTTCAATCGTATGCTTGACGATTGCCGCTCTAGAAAGTTGGACATAGTTATAACGAAAAATATCAGCAGGTTCGGCAGAGATACGGTTGAAATTTTAGATGCTCTTAATCAATTAAAAACGCTGGGGATTCGTGTAATATTTGAGCAGGAAGAATTGGATACTGCAAACACTGACAGTGATTTGATGATAGCAATTATCGAAGCACTTGCACAAGCTGAAAACGAGTCAAGAAGTGAAAATATAAAATGGGGAATTAAGCAGCGTGCAGCACTTGGAACTTCAAAGCTCTATGACAGAAAGTGTTATGGCTATAAACATGATTCGGAAGGGAAACTGGTTATTGATGAAGAACAGGCTGAAAATGTTAGGCTGATATTTGAGTTATATCTTAGTGGACAAAGTGTTTTAGGTATCATTAAGGAACTCGAAAAAAGAAAAATTCTTTCTCCAACAGGAAAGGCGAAGTGGTGCAAGAGAACTATTGATGTTATGCTGAGTAATGAAAAATATACGGGTGATGTCGAACTATTAAAATCGGGAAAAAGTGAAGTTCATTATTTGGCATTGGGAAATAATTCTGCTATAATATCAAAAGAAGTTTTCGAGGCAGTGCAGATGGAGAAGGTGAAGAGAAGCAATGTTGTAAGAGATGAAAATGGTAGGCAGAGAAAAAGTAAGAAGTATAGTTCTAAGCAAAAAGGTGGATGACAAAAAGTAAATAAGGAAATGTCAATGAATAACTTGTACGGGTTCCTGATAGTTCCTAAGTAGATAAATTGCAAAATAAAAGTACAGGAGGTTATATGGATGAAAGTTGTATCTGTGATTAATTACAAAGGTGGTGTCGGAAAGACTACGATAACTGCTAATTTGGCATCAGAAATGGCTCGCAGAGGGAAAAAAGTTTTAGTAATTGATTTGGATCCGCAAACTAATTTGACTTTTTCATATATTAAGGTTGAAAAGTGGAGTTCTGAGTATGAAAAAAATAGAACAATAAAGTATTGGTTTGATTCTATTATTGATGGAATAAGACCTATACCTACTTTTAAAGAATTGATTGTAAAAAAAAGTGGGGTGGATTTAATCTGTTCACATTTAGGCCTAATTGATGTAGATATTGAGTTGGCTGCTGGTTTATCTGCCGGAACTGAAAGACAACACAGAAATAATTTTATAAAAACATATTCTTATATAAGAAACGAATTGACCAAACTTGAACAAGAATATGACATAGTATTATTTGATTGTCCTCCTAATTTTAGTATAGTTACAAAAAATGCATTGATTGCAAGTGACTACTATATTGTTCCTGCAAAAATGGATTATCTTTCAACTTTGGGAATAAATCAATTAAAAAATCATGTTGATAGTTTGGTTAAGCAGTTTAATAATTATATTTCAGATGATAATAAAAGGACAAACCCTATATTTTTAGGTGTAATTGCTACAATGATTGCGGTAAGAAATAATAAGCCTATTTCAGCACAACAAACATATATTCAACAATTAAAGAGAAATAAAATAAATATATTTGATGCGATGGTTAGGGAAAATAAAACATTATATGCTGATGCTCCAGAATATGGCATACCTGTTGTTTGTCAAAATGTTAGTTTAGGAAGTACATATGAGCAAGTAATATTAGAATTAAAAAGTTTGACGACTGAATTTATAGGAAAGGTTGGTATATAAAATGAAAGAGCAGATCCAACTATTTAAAATAGTAGTTGATTTTCTGGATAATTTATCAGAAGAACAGTTGAAGTTGCTTATTGCTAAAAAGGCTAGATTAAATGTAGAGGTAGAAAAAACAGTAACAGAAGAACCTAAGCCCATACACATTTGTGTTGAAGAAGTATGTGAAAAGATAGAAAGATTTTCTACAAGAGAAGATGCATTAGGATATATTACGGGATTATCTTTACTAAAAGCTGAATTAAAGGCTATTGCAAAAAAATATGATATTCCTATAGGAAGCAAGGAAACTAATGATCAGATAGTAGAGAAAATTATTGAAAATGTTGTTGGTTCAAAATTAAGATTTGATGCTTTACTTAATACGGATTTGAAACGGTAGATATTTAGAAAGATGGGTTATAAAACTAAAATATATAATAGGAGATATTTATGAATCTTAAAGAGTTAAAATCCGTTACAGATATAGAAAGCTTTAAAGAGCTTGGAACTTTATCAGATATTATAAAAAAACTTAACGAGATAGTAACGCCATTAGTAATTGAAGCTGATACGTATGAGACATTGTATGAAAAGTTTCTGTGCCTTAAGGAGAAGTGGCGAGACTTTATAGAAGGGCCATTTATAGATAAAAGAGCTGAATATACATTTTACTTAACTAAGCTTGAAGGTAAGCAAAGGAATAAAATGTTAGGCATTACTGATGAAATGTATGATTCGCCTGAATTAGCAAAGCAATGGTATCGAAGTATTGTTAAGTTGGTTCATCCGGATAGCGCATATGGTAATAACGATAAAGCTTTTAATATACTCCAACAATTATATGAAGTGATGTTAGATAATGATGAGGATGATAATGATGAAAGATGAGAAAAAGGAAACTTCACTTGTAAAATATAAGGCAGAGGATTTATTAATAGATTTTCCTGATAATGAGTATTTATCAGATAAAGAAAAAGCAGTTACCCGTAATGCTATAAATAAGGGCGGTATCGTAAAAAATGATGGTCGGACTTTTATCAATAAAAATAATATGTCTAAATTGCTGTGTACAGATAAAAAAGGTGCAAATAAAGTTTATAATGATTTGGATGATGATGAGAAATTTCAAGATGGTAATTCTAAATATGCAGATACATCTGCTATTACAAAGGAATTATCTAAAAGAATACAAGAACCTAGACCGCAATTAGAACGAGAAAGATTAAAAGATAGTCGGGACTGTATAAACGCATTTATCGATTCTCCTAAATTAGAAAAGGAACGGAGTATTGAGTCTGATAGAATACAAAAGGAATTACCTAAATTAACTAAGAAAAAAATGAAGTCTGAAAATATTAAATATGATCAGCTAACAGGTGAAATGTTTGATAACGATGCTGAGGGTCATCATAAGGAACGAAAGTCAGATAATCCAAGAAAAGCTACTGATATGAGTAATATTGTAGTTACCAAAAAGAAAAACCATCAAGAAATCCATAAAAATGGTGCAGAAGATAGTGAATCTTTAAAAAAGCTGGCACAAGAAAAGGGATGGAGTACAGACAAAATTTAAAAATGCTTTATAATATTACTGGATGCAGTTTAAGATAAATAAGTTGTTAACTTTTGTTTCTGAGAATTAGCCTAATCACAAACGCAAGGTTGATAAAGCAAGATGATTTAAAATCCCTTGAAAATAGTTAGTATAAGATATAAAGGATATATTTGGTAATAGCCTAACTATTACATGTGGAAGTTGCATGTTGTCTACAAAGGACAAGCCAGGGGAACACGATAGGACGGATCAATTGTCTGTCGGCAGGAAAATATCTGCATACAAAAAAACGTTCCCGTAGGAATGTCTTTTCCTATGGCAGTTTGTGCCATTCCTATTTCTGTTTCCGCGTGGGGTAATAAAACCAATTTCTGTGGAAGGTAGCTTTGCCGGAGTAGCACCGTTGGAAAAAAAGGGGTCAAAAAGTGGAGGCATATGAATAAATGGGGGTTTTAGGGGGTGTTTCCCTAACCAGAGGCACTTGTA